ACTCAGATGTTGATCCCACAAATAATGCATTGTTAACCGTAGATGGGCCTTTTTGTTCTTCCTCTTTATTTACATCTTTGAGTTTTTTCTGCAAATCCATGAGTTTATCAGTGGCATCTGAGACACTCTTTATCAATTGTCCTGCAACTTCATATGCTCTTGGCATCTCACTCTCTTGCGCTAACTCTAGTATTCCGTTTATTGCTTCCTGCCCTTTCTCTATAATACTGTATAAATTACCTCTTGTATATTCGTAATCTTTTTGAATATGATCACCATTTGATTTGACTTCCCTCTTTTCAACTTTCGTGGTTTCTGCAGGAACAATATCTGTTTCTACATTGAAAGCATCGTTTAGGTCATCAAATTTTGAGGTTTTCATGTAATTGTACCACTGAATCCAAAGTCGTCACCCATCGGAATGACTGCACTATCAACACCATCTCCATCTGAAGTATTAGTGTAATCAATGCCTTTAATGTCTGTTCCTCTGACGTGTGATGTAGCAAGTGTAGAATCTTTTCCTCTCTGAACAGTGATTTTACTGGTAGATGCGGAGATTGATTTTACTAACATCTCTTCATTATCTATAACAATATAGAATTCATCCTTGATATTTGTAGTGTCGTCAACTGTAAATGTCTTCTGTGTTGCATCAATATCTTCAGATAAATTAGTCACCACATCACCTGTATAATCCTTGATTGCTCTTGGTTTAATAGAGTATGTAACATCTCTCTCTGTGCTCTTCGCACCACCAGCAAGATATCGAACAGATACACCTTTGATAATATCTGTAGTAGCAGAGGAAACAGGGCCAAATAGATATGTCTTTGCAGTAAATCTCATTGTATAATATAAAACTCTTCTTGATGTAAAATCTCCCTCATATTCATCTTGAAATGAAACATTTTCTAATACAACTGGTATATCTCTCTTTTCGTTTATCTCTGAAACTAAATTGACTGTTAAATTATATGATGGTTGAAAGAATGGTAATATTTGTTCAACTATCTGTAGAGCATCATCATTTAATTTACACATGATGTTTAATTCAAATTGCATATTATAAGGCACAGGCATGAATACCTTTTTGGTTGTAGTCTCTGTGTCTGGATCTTTGACTGTGATCTGTTGAGTTGTTGTTACCTTTCTTGTTGGATCATATGTTAAACCAGTAAACTCAAATGACATTCTTGGTAATGTCATTGCAACTGATTTATTTAAATTTGGTGACTGTTCTAATCTTGCTAAAAACTTCCCAATAGGCCCATATGCAAGTGGGACTTTGCTTGATGATTTATTTCCATCTGAATCCGTATGCTTAATTGAGATATCATTAAACAACGTACCAAAAGAGATAATTGTCTTTCTAAATATTTCGTTGTAAAAATACTCAAACATTTTTGCACCTATACTCTGTTATTTATGGTTGTCCAAAGGGATTACCCTCAGAGAAGTCTAATATTGCATCTGCTTCTGTTTCAAAATTATCATTATCACCAAATCCATCATCAAAATTAGTAAGGTCTATCAGTCTTATCGTATGAACCGCACCCGATGTTCCCCCTGTTATTGCTTCTTTCTTTAGGAAAGTTCCCTCTACATTTGATATCTTAAGTTCACTTGTAACGCTGTTCCAATCTCTGACTCTTGCAGTTGCACCGCTTGTTGCTCCAGTTATAATTTCATTAAATTGGAAGTTTCCTGACGCATCACTAGCTGCAGGAGGAGCAATAAAGATAGTTGGTGGTGTAGAATAACCAGCACCAGCGTTGGTAATATGGATTGCACTAATTGTTCCTGCAGTCGATACAATTGCAGTTGCAGCAGCAGAAACTGTTGATAATCCTGAGAATGTAATTGTTGGAGTGGTTGTATATCCAGAACCACCACCAGTTATCGTTACAATACCAATTGTTCCATTTGCCATATTTGCGGTGGCTGCAGCACCCACGCCATCACCAAATATCTGCACAGTGGGGCCTGTTGTATATCCAGATCCGGGATTGATTAGATTTATACTTTGAACAACACTTGCTTTTTGATTTCCGGGATCAGCAGCACCAACACAAACAACGATACCACCTCGAAGAACAGCAGTTGCAATACCAGTAACACCACCTGTTGGTGCAGACGATATTGCTACTCTTGGTGCAAATGTATAATTACGCCCGCGATTTGTTATGTCAAAGAATTGAATACCACCATTTACAACAGTTGTAACAGCAGAAGCACTTGATGCAGTTCCAACTAATGTGAGAACTTGTGTTCCACCTATGATGAAATCTTCACCATCAGCACCCTCTGTTGCTGCAAGTGTATCATCTATCTCATCAACACCAGTGTCAATAACTTCATCCTCGTACTGGAAGAGTTCACAACGAAGAGTATAGACATAATTTTTCCTTAGTTGATAAAATGGTTGTTCATGTTCAACATATTTTATTTCAAACAGTCTATCCCCAAGAGGGAAGTAAACTAAGTCACCCTCCTTTGGTCGAGTTGATAACCTTATATTACTTTTATCTTCTATCAGTGGTGATATATATGTTTCAAATCTTTCTCTAGATATTGTTAATGTGAGTTCATTAGTTGCCTGAATACCAAACTTTGACAAAAGAGTTGGATTTTCTCCGTATCCGTCAAAAGATTCAACGTAGGCCTCTATGGGATATGCATCATCAAATTTAGATTCGATAACTTCTTTTATTATCGTATTAGAAGTTGCGTATTTTCTAGGTAGATAATGAACTTCGACTCCATAAATTTGAAGTTGTTCATTTATGAGAGATTGAACTAAGTTTTGCTCAGTTTTTGACCCTTGTTGGAAAAATGGATTAAGAGCCATGTCACTATCCTATAAAATCGAGTGGTGGTAACTCATATGTATTTGACATTTGTTCTCTGATTATATCTAACTCTCTTTGCCCATCATCATATATCTGTCTCCCATTCAATTCAACACCACCCGGCAATTTTACACCTTGAAACTTAATTAAATTTTGACCCCATTGCCTTTTCATCAAGGCAGTCAAATATCTCTTTAAAAAATAATCATTATAAACACCCGAATGATCATTTGGATCTATAATTCTAAAACAATCAATAACAAGGTAATCGTCAACAGTCATTGATGCAAAATCCATGTCCATATATAAACGATCCTGTCTTTGATTAAATCTTATTTGTTTTTCTGTGGTCAATGCAAAGTTTATATCTTCTAGATATCTTTTTGTCATGGCATAGTTTAAGATGCCAGCATATCCTAAATTAAAAGCCACATCATTTAAAAATAGTTGATATTTAACGCTAAACATGTTATTAGTTACAGTGTTAGCACCATCAAAATGAAATAATTTATTAACACCAATCACTGAATCTGGCATGACAAGATAATTACTATCTTCTTCAAAACTAAAAGTTGTTGATATACCTGCGACTGTTGCGCTTGTTGTCGTGGTTACAATTCCTATCTGATTTTCTGCACCTTTTCCTCTAGCTCTATCAACATCTTCCTGTCTTATTTTATATTTTAAAAATGTTTGTATGACACCATTAAAATGTCTTTCTTGAAAGTATTGAATGGCATCATCTAATAAATCCTCAGTTTGCTCATCTGCAATATTAATCTCAAGCAGTGGAGCACCCAATTGCCTTTTGCAATAATCTATTAATGTTGATCTGCTTGATGGTTGAGCCATGTTATACTATCTCCTCAATCTATTTATTCTACGATGACTTGACCTTGTACGAGTCTCTCGATATGAAGATCTCCCGCAGTATCTGCATCAGGTTTTTCCTCATTAATAACCACCACATCGTAAAAATATCTACCTGATTTTAATTGATTTGTTTGACTTGGTGTGAGTGATAACTTTAATACACCAGATGATGCATCTGTATAAGTCGCAGAAAAAGTGCATGCAACTGATATGGAGTCTGGATGTTGTTTTATTCTTGATGTGAGAATTGAAGAGGTAAAACCACTAAAACTTACCCCACTTCCCGTCAGTCTGTCTTTTATTGTGAAAGACTGCTCATAGTTTACATTTCTTGGGATAAAAAGATCTTTTTTTATCTGAGTAACATTAATTAATTTTTTTACTGCCATTATGCTAATATCCCTGTAAATGGTTCAATCCAGTCTTCATCACCATTATCTTCTTCACGAATAGTGATTCCGTTATCAGTGCAAGTTCCTATAAATTTTGCTCGTGAGGCAGCTATTGTGGTTAAGTTCATACTACCTGATGTATCAATGAATAATGCGAGTTTTGTAATATTCATTGTGCTAATACCAATTATATTAAACCAATCAGATGCTTCAGACGCATCACCACCATCTCTATTTACACCTTGAACTTGTCTTCCATCAGTAAATCCACTAACATACACAGCTTTTACCGCATCTGTCATTATCGCTTCAGTTTTTGCAACGCCAGTTGGTGTTGGTTGTAATATATAATGTCTTCTATTTGGAAATGTTGCTCTAAAAGCGTTATACTCAGAAACCGTTACTGCGTTTGATGCTGTGTTTGCGGAATCCACACTTCCTGCGCTTGATGATTCATCAATGACTGCGATACAAACTCTATTAGAACCAAGTATATCATCACTATCATCAGTGCCACCACCTCCAACTTTTGTGACACCCACATCAACATTTACATTTCCTGTCACTAATTTTCTTTTTACACCAGAGGTATTATCAGTTGTGATGATATCATAAGTATAACGAGGACTTACTTTACTAAAATTGCTTGTTACTCCAGCAGCAACCTCGGCAGTAATGATACCAACAGATCTACCTCCTGTATTAAATCCAAGATTTATAGTGTCGGTTTCGGTTGAAGAAGCACCAATATGTTTTCTAATCGCACCAGAAAATCCATATCCACTTAAATTAAAAGTTGTTCCTCCTGACCCAACAACAGAAAACTCAATAAAATTATCAGCGTGTTGATTTAAAACAAGATTATATCTTGGTGTTGCTCCCTTATCGTCAAATTCAATTTTAGATGAGGTAACATCAGCCATTTACCAAACTCCTTAACAGATCTTTGATTTCACTGATTTCATTTCTAAGAGTTGATATGTCTCTTTCAAGATTATCAACTTTATTTTTTTCACTTTTTTTAAGTTTGCGACGAGTTAAATACTCCTCATACTCAGCTTTATTT